GATCAATATGACCAAGAAGTACTTGGTTATATGTCAGGCTTTAAACAGTCTGCACTGCACAGTGTAGCAAGTACAGCTAATACTACCGTAAATGGTACTAAAGCTGTAAGCACTGCAGGTTCAGACGAACTATTGTCATCAATGAAGATTATTAAATCTTCTTTTGGTAACATTACAACGTCATCTGCAGGGGATCATTCTATCCCAGTAACTGCACGTATGCCTGGAGCTACATCTCTACCAACTGCAACTGTTTCACCTGCGATGGTTATATCACGCATGAAACGTTTGCTTGATCAACAACAAGTTGATACACAAGGTAGATGGATCGTTGTTGACCCAGTATTTATGGAAGTTCTTCGTGACGAAGATTCACGCTTCCTAAACGCCGACTACGGTGAATCAGGTGGCCTACGTAATGGTCTAGTTTTGAACAACTTCCACGGTTTCCGTGTATATAGTTCAAGCAACCTGCCATCAGTTGGTACTGGTCCTGCAACAACAGGTACAGATAACCGAAACGATAACTTTGGTGTTATTGTTGCTGGCCACGATTCTGCTGTTGCAACTGCGGAGCAAATCAACAAAACAGAAACATACCGTGACCCTGACTCATTTGCAGACATTGTCCGTGGTATGCATCTATATGGCCGTAAGATTCTTCGTCCAGAAGCAATCACTACAGCTAAATACAACTTGGCATAAGGGGAGATTGAATTATGACACCTAACGGAATGCGTACAATCTCAGTAGAACTTAATGCAACAGATCTAGCATCTGGTGCAAACACAGTTGCTACTTTCCCTGCACAGACAGTTATCCTAGCTGCTGGTGTTGAAGTTACAGAAGCACTTGCAGGTGCTACTGCTCTGACTTTCGACATTGGTACAGGCCTTGATGATGACGAGTTCGTTGCAGGTTATGCAATGGCTTCTAAATCAGCAGGGGATGTTGCTCCATCAATTCCAGGAGTAGCATATGTTGGTGCAGAGGATACACTTGACCTAACTGTTGACACATTGACAGGTACAGCTACTGCAGGTAAACTGCGTGTCTGGGCTTTGGTAATGGACGTTGATGGAAAAGGTGCAGCAGAAGTTGCACGTGATCAAGTTTAACTGAACTAAACTAGAGGGGCTGGGTCACTGGCCCCTTTAGGCTATCTGAAGGATTTTTGTAATGGCAACTTATGTTACTTTAACTAATCAACTATTACGCAGACTTAACGAAGTTACACTGACTACGTCTGGTGATGGCTTTGATTCAGTACGTAATGTACAAGCTCTTGCTAAAGATGCTATTAACAACTCCATTAGAAATATCCTACAGACAGGCCAAGAGTGGCCTTTTCTTAAAGTTACATATATTCAAACATTAACTGCAGGAACAAGACTTTATGATTTTCCTGCTGACTTTGCCAGTGTTGATTGGGATACTTTTTATATTAAACAACTAAGTTCTACAAGCAACACTCCCAGCTTTTTACCTACAGTATCCTTTGAAGAGTATACACAAAGGTATCGTGGACTTGATGACCAAGCTGATTCAGGCTCTGGTATATCTGCACCTCAACGTGTTTATCAAACCTATGAAAGTAAATTTGGTTTAACACCTGTCCCAGATAATGCATATGAAATAGAATATGTGTATTGGAAATTTCCTTCTGACCTAACTAACTACAACGATAGTTGCGTTATACCTGATAGGTTTAATCACGTAATTGTTGACGGTGCTATGATGTATATGATGAGGTTTAGATCTAACGATCAGAGTGCAGCTATACACCAACAAAACTTTGATACTGGTATTCGTTCTATGAGACGTATACTTATGGATGACCCACTAGATATTAGGTCTACAGTAGTTCAAAGAAATAAATCTTTTAGTAACACTATTAGCAGTATTGTATAATGGCTGAAAATCTAGCATCCTTTAAAGTATTCTGTCAGGGCGGTCTTAACACTAGCCGAGATGTGTTATCACAAGGTGAAACACAACCAGGATCAGCAGTGAGTCTTATCAACTATGAACCTGCTGTTACTGGTGGTTACAGGAGAATTAGTGGTTTTAGAAACGACTACGGTACGATTACAGGTACGGGAAATGTTCTAGGCGTATGTGTAGCTAATGGTATTAACGATGGTATATTAGCTTGCCGTAAACCTTCTAGTGGTAATAACTATCTACACTATTGGAATGATACCACAGATGCTTGGGTTGCAGTAACTACTTCTGGCTCCCCTACTATGACAGGTGTAACCAAGGTACGTTTTACCAAGTATAACTGGGGAAGCCCTAAAATTATTCTTACCGATGGTGTAAATCCTGCAGCTACATATGATGGTACAACCTATACTCAGATTACACACACTAATGCACCTGACGATCCTAAGTTTTCTCATGTGTTTAAAAACCATATGTTTCTAGCAGGTGACCCTAACGAAAATACAAATGTGTATTTTAGTGCGCCTTACGATGAAACAGATTTTTCTCCTGCCAGTGGTGGTGGAGTTATAAACGTAGGTTTCCCTGTCGTAGCTATCAAATCTTTTCGTGATGTTTTGTACATCTTTGGTACAAATAATATTAGAAAACTTATTGGCGATAATATTTCTAACTTTACATTGCAAGAAGTTACAGATGACTTAGGATGCCTTGCTTCTGATAGTGTTATTGAAATAGGTGGTGATCTACTCTTCTTATCACAAGATGGCTTACGTCCTATATCTGGTACGGATAAGATTGGAGATGTTAATCTTGAAACGGTATCAAAAGACATTCAGTCTATTTTTACTGACATTATTTTTGATATTGATCTTGAAGGATTAAACTCCGTAGTCATACGACAAAAGACGCAGTTTAGGTATTTCTTTGCGGGTTCAGATACACAGGGTATTATTGGTGGTTTTAGATTAACACCAAATGGACTGCAGTTTGAATACAGTCAAATGCTGGGTATCACAGCTACATGTTCGGACAGTGGTTATATAGGTCAAAATGAATTTATCTTACATGGAGATTCTTCTGGTAAGGTTCATAGGCAAGAACAAGGTAATGACTTTGACGGAGATAATATATTCAGTCTTTTTCAGACTCCTTTCTACCACATGCAAGATCCAGAACAACGAAAGATATTTTATACCATAGCAACGTATATGCGTTCTGAAGGAGATAACAGTATTATTATGTCAGCTTTGTATGATTACGATGACTCTGACGTTCTATCTCCTACAAACTTTACATTAACAACAGAAGGTGCTGCAGCATACTTTAACGAAGCTGAGTATGACGCCACCGCAATTTATGATGGTAATCCATCACCAGTGCAACGTACTAACGTTTCAGGTTCAGGCAAGTCTGCTTCATTCAGATTTGTTACAAATGACGCAAATGCATCACACAGTATACAAGGTCTTGTGGTTACATTTGGAGTAGGAGATAGGTTATAAAATGGCAGGTTATACAAGACAATCCGTAGCAGATATTATTGCTAATGCTATTATTAAAGCTGCACCAGTTAATGCGGAGTTTGATCAAATACTTGCCGCATTTAATGCAAGTACGGGTCACAAACATGATGGTACAACAGCAGAGGGTGCTTACGTACCACTGATTGCTGACACTGATGCATTAAACAAAGTTGTAATTGACACAACAAATAATCGAATTGGTTTCTTTAGTGAGGTATCTGCTGCTGCAGTAGAGCAACTACGCATTCAAGACGGTGCTATAGTTCCTGTAACTGATGATGACATTGACCTTGGTGCATCAGGTGCAGAGTTTAAAGATTTATATATTGATGGTATTGGCTATATCGACACAGTTCAGGTACATGAAAATGCAACAATTACTGGTAATCTTACTGTTAATGGTAATACCACACTTGGTGATTCAGCTACTGATACGGTTACAGTTACTGCAGACGTTGCCTCTCCTCTTATCCCTTCTGCTGATGATACTCATGATCTTGGTGCTGTAGGTTCTGAGTGGCGTAATCTATATATAGACGGTACAGCTAATATTGATAGCCTTGTAGCTGACACTGCAGACATTGACGGTGGTACTATTGATAATGCAATTATTGGTGGAACAACTGCAGCTGCAATTACAGGTACTACAATCACTGGTACTTCTCTTGTCGGCCCCGTTACTGGTAATGTTACAGGTAATCTCACGGGTGATGTTACAGGTGACCTAACGGGTGATGTAACGGGCAACGTAACGGGTAGTGTAACTGGGAATATTACAGGTAACGTAACGGGTAACTTAACAGGCGATGTTACGGGTGACGTTACGGGAGATGTCACAGGGGACTTAACAGGTGATGTTACTGGTAACTTAGTAGCTGCTACGTCTACAGCTAAGGCACTAAATCCTGAAGCAGATAGCTTATACAGCTTAGGTACTACATCTATTCGTTGGTCTGACTTTTATGCAGATGCTGCTACAATTACAACAATTACAGGTGATGTCACTGGTGACCTTACTGGTGACGTTACAGGTAACATTACAGGTAACGTAACAGGTAGTGTTACAGGTGACGTAACTGGAGACTTAACAGGTAACGTAACGGGTAACGTGACAGGCAATGTCACTGGGGGCGTTACAGGAAACGTTACGGGTAACGTTACGGGTGACCTAACTGGTAATGTAACAGGTGACGTTACGGGTGACGTTACTGGCGATCTTACTGGTAACGTAACTTCATCTGGCACATCTAGCTTTGCCACTGTAACTACTTCAGGGAATGTGACAGTCGGTGGTGACCTCACTGTTAATGGCACAACTACTACTGTATCTACAACAAATACAGTTGTATCCGATGGGTTGATTGAGTTAGGTAATGGTACTACAGGTACACCTGCTAATGATGCGGGTATTGTTATTGAACGTGGTGACAGTGATAATGCTTTCATTGGTTTTGATGAATCAGCAGATAAGTTTACTGTAGGTACAGGTTCCTTTACTGGTGCATCTACTGGCGATCTTACAATTACTACAGGCACTATGGTTGCTAACGTTGAAGGTAATGTCACAGGTAATGTAACTGGAAACGTTACTGGAAATGTCACAGGTGATTTAACTGGAGATGTTACAGGCGATGTAACAGGAGATGTCACAGGTAATCTAACTGGCAATGTGACAGGTAATGTAACAGGAAATGTTACTGGTGATGTTACTGGTGGTTTGACAGGAGATGTAACAGGGGATGTTACAGGCAACCTTACGGGTAATGTTACTGGTAATGTTACAGGGAACGTTACTGGGGATTTGACTGGAGATGTTACTGGTGACTTAACAGGAAATGTAACTGGTAATGTCACTGGTAATGTTACGGGAGATTTAACTGGTGACGTAACGGGTAACGTTAGTGGTACTACAGTTACAGCAACTGGCACAGTAACTTATGGTAGTCTGTCTGATGGTACAATTACTGTAACAGCATTTGTAGACGAAGATGATATGACATCTGATAGTGCTACACTTATCCCTACACAGCAATCTGTAAAAGCTTACGTAGACACCGTTGCTGGAACAGCTAACAATGTTGTAGGACTTACAGCTACAGGTGCAGAACTTAATGCTGTAGCAGATGTATCTGCCATTACTATTGACACAAGTACAGCAATTGCAGCAGATGATGGTATTGCAGTATATGATACATCAGGTTCATCTATCGGCTACTTTGATGTAGATTTACTTGACACATATTTTTCAGGCACTACAAAAACATTAACAAACAAAACAATTACTAGCCCTGTTGTAACTGGGTTGCATCTGGATGACTCAGGTTTTACCGTAGAGGGTTCTAGTGCAGATGCAAACGAAACTACGGTAACATTTACAAACCCTACAGCCGACAACACCATCACATTCCCAGACAGTAGTGGTACTGTTCCTCTTATTGATAGCAGTGGTCATTTGATTGTTGAAAACGATGACCCTGAACTACATCTTATCTCTACAGATGCTGCTGAAAGTTATTTTAAACTTAGAAAAACCTTTGTTTCAGATGCTTGGGATATACAAATTGACGGGTCTAATTCAGCATCAGGTAGTTTTTTTAGTACAACTATTGACGGTGTATTATTTCAAGAACAAAATGTTGTTTCTAGCCTTGCTGATACAACATTCAAAGATACTGTTACAATTGAACCTAACGATATTGTGAACGGCGATGGGAGTCTACAAATAAGCAGTGCACTTTTAGGTGAAGCAAAAATTGTTTTAAACTCAAATAATCCCAAGATAGGTATTGGTACAACTTCTCCTGCCGTTTCTTTGGATATTGCCACAACAGACGCAATCCAAGTTCCTGATGGTACAACTGCACAGCGCCCGTCATCACCTGCAAACGGTATGTTTAGGTATAGCACAACAGATAACCAGTTTGAAGGTTATGTAAATGGTGAGTGGGGTGCTATCGGTGGTGGTGGCGGTGGAGACACGCAAACAGTCACAACTACTGCTACAACAGAAACAACATTAGCTTCGTATGCTAAAGCAGATTATGTTGCTATGGAAGTATTGCTTGTAGCTGATGATGGAACAGACCGTACAATTACAAAGATGCTTATTGCACATGATGGTACAACTGCAGTTGCCACACAGTACGGTGAAGTAAATACAGACACTGCACTAGCTACATATGATGTAGACATCAGTGGTACAGATGTACGTGTACGTGTAACTGCAGCAAGTACTACTTCAACAGATCATACTGCGATTGCTACACTCGTAGCATAATAACACTGCCAAGTGGAAGGTGAAGCATGGCAAACAATAAAGACTTTAAAGTAAAGAACGGTATTAAACCCACTGCTTATTACGAGGCGGTGGGTACTGTTACATCTGGTATAGAGAATTTTGTCTTAAGCAATGCTAGTTATACTGGCAAATCTTTTAGTGTTAGTTCTGAAGAAAGCACGCCAAGAGGTATTGAATTTAATAGTGATGGCACTAAAATGTATGTTGTTGGAAACGGAGGAGATAAGGTCTTTCAATACAGTCTGTCTACTGCTTATGATGTTTCAACTGCTAGTTATGACAGTGTTTTTTTTAATGTTAATTCTCAAGAAAGCACGCCATCAGCTGTACGTTTTAACAACGATGGTACAAAAATGTTTATCGCTGGTTATAACGGTGATGATGTAAATGAATATACAATGAGCACAGCTTATGATATTGCAAATGCAACTTTTGTAGATTCTTTTTCTTTTTCCTCTCAAGATACAGCTCCTCTAGGTTTTATTTTTAATGATGACGGAACTAAAATGTACATTGCTGGAAACAGTAGTGACAAAATACATCAATACTCTTTATCAACAGCATTTGATGTAAGCACTGGTAGTTATGACTCAAAGTATCTTGATACCGCCACTGTATTATCGGATACAGTACCTGTTGATTTGGCGTTTAACTCTGACGGGACAAAAATGTTTGTTGGGGGCAGTAGCCAAGAAAAAATTTTTCAGCTTTCTTTAAGCACGGCATATGATGTTAGTACTGCAACTTACGACAATATTAGTTTTTCTACTCAGAGTGAAGAGAGTAATCTGATGGGTTTTACTTTTAGTCCAGACGGTGCTAAGTTTTATATATTTGGCTCTACTCAAGATACTGTTTTTCAGTATTCTGCAGAATTAGATAGCAGAATCCTAGACCTATCCACAGGTTCAGTCTTTGAGATCACCCCAACGTCTGACATTCAGGTTGGCCTAAGCAACCCTGCGGCAAGTGGGACTGTTAGTCAGGCTACGTTGTTGTTGGATGGGGCGGTGAATGGGTATGACCTAAGCGGTGCTGCTTATGATAGTGTAAGTTTTAGTGTAGGTGGGCAAGAGACAAATCCACACGGGCTGTTTTTAAAGCCAGATGGTACAAAGCTATACATCACGGGCTACAACGGAGACAGCGTTGATGAATATGATTTAAGCACCGCTTGGGACATAAGTAGCGCATCTGCTTCACAGGTATTTTATGTCGGTTCTCAAGATACTGTACCCACAGATGTCTTCTTTAAATCTGATGGTACTAAAATGTACATTTGTGGATACCTAGACCAAGACATAAATGAGTACAGCCTAAGCACTGCGTGGGACATAAGCACGGCTTCGTATTCCCAAAACTTTAGCATATCTTCACAGGACACTTTAGTTACAGGAGTATTCTTTAAACCTGATGGTACTAAGATGTATATTACTGGTGATACTAATAGTAGCGTATTTCAATACGCCTTAACAACTGCATGGGACATATCTACTGCTTCTTATGAAAGTAAAAGTGTTGCTTCACAAGGCACATCACCACAACAACTTTCGTTTAATGGTGATGGCACTAGATTATTTATCTTGGACAGCAGCGGAACTGATAGTGTGTATCAGTACAGTTGCTCAACCGCATATGACGTATCAACAGCAACATATGATAGTATAAGTCTTGCAGTTAATTCACAGGATACAACGCCAAACGGCCTATTCTTCAAGGACGATGGTATGAAGATGTATGTATTGGGGGATGTAAGCAACAAAATCTACCAATACTCCACAGGTTCAGCCATCACCGTAACCTACGATAGCACCCTACAGTTTGGCGGTGGCACTGCACCAGATAGTCCAGCCATAGGTGAAACAGATGTACTAACATTCAGCACCCGTGACGGTGGCACGACTTACCAAGCAGCAATAGCAATAGATGGGGCGGCATAATGGCTAACGACAAGGATTTCATCGTAAAGAATGCTGTTGAG